AAGACTTCTAGCAGTGAGTTCGTGAAGTCAATCAACGGCGTCAAAGCTGGCAGTAGCTGCGTTCCGATCGTCGCACTGAGGTCAGCCAGCGAAGCTTGGAACTGTTTATAGGCGTCAACCTCTGGCGGAGGCTGTGCTGCTAACCTTTCGAGGGCTTTGATAATGACCTCAGTCGTGATCATTCCATCACTGCTTAACTTTTTCAATTGAGCGACTTGCACGCCCATTGAATTAGCAACCGCCTGGCCAATCGCTGGCAACCGTTCCATGATGCTTCGAAATTCATCGCCTTGGAGCACGCCTGAGCCCAAAGCCTGGCTGAGCTGCAACATGACCCCCTCAGTGTCAGCTGTGGTCAGATTCATCCTGCCGGCGGCTGTATTCACCGCTTTGAAGACAGTCTCGATCTCTTTGAGGGAAATGTTCATTGGCCTCAATCTTCCAAACAAATCAGAAACAGAATTGGCAGCTTGAACTTGCGAAAGGCCATAACGGGTCGCCATGTTTGCCGCAAAATCTTGAACTTTTACTGTCTCCCCAAATTTTTGGGTCAGATTGACAAGCCTTTTTGCTGTCCTGTCGGCCTCAATGCCAGACCTAATAAAATTGCCAGCAGCCGCAGCAACACCAACACGGGCAAGCACTCCGGTCAATGAATTGCCAGCACTCGCAAGCCTTTTGAGACCTCCAGTCGCACGGTCAGAGCTTTTCTCAACAGCACCTAAAGACTTGCCAAACTTATCAACCTTTTGCTGACCCACCACATTGGCTTTGATCGTCAGCGCGGTTGTCATATCCAACGCCATCGCTACTTCTCGCCCTTGTTCAGTGTCTCGATCAGTCTACCTTCAATCACCTGCAAGTCTTCCAGAACCCCCAAGGGATCATCGAAGCCCATCAACTCAACGCACCAACGCACTGCCGAATAATCAAACCCAATCAATGCGCCCATGGCTGTACGCCATTGAGTTTGAACTTTAAGAAATAAAGAGACCGCAGGCCATGCCGATGGAATCACTACAAAATGTTCAACCGGCACGGTCTCATCAAGAATCTCAATGCCCAAAGCTTTGGCGTGCTCTGCTGTCTCGTCAACAACTGCGCCCCCGGCCCAATAGTCAGCGGCGCCAATTAGTTTTTTCTTTTCTCGTCAACTAAAGAGAGAAAATAGGCTTCAATAATCGTTGACGCCAACATCGGCACATCAAGCAACTTGATTTTTGTTGCGGAGCTGTAGGGCACCTCCTCGCCATCGCCGTCTTGGATTCCTTCCCATCCGACAAGCACTTCATCAGCAACCGAAATGTCGCTGATTAGTTGGCTTTCATCCCCATCGGAACGCTTCTGGGCTTGCTCTTGAATTTCAGCAATTCTTGTTTGAGATAAACGCGCAAACTCAGCAACGAAATCAGACTTGACCCGTTTGCCCCCATTCCCTGGCTGCCGAAAAACGACTGGCCAGGTGTACGAATCAGAGGCTTCAAGGACAAAGGCCATTAGGTGTAAGCAAGTGAAACCTCATCATTGCCTGAGCTGCTTGGAATTGCAACATAAGGGAGGTTGAGCATCATAATACCGTCTGAGTCGCTGTAGGAAGGGTTCCCAATATCACAAGTGGACGCAGTGAAGGTGATGATGTTGCCTGCATCTTGCCCGTGCTGGAATGAAATGGATCCAGTGGTGTTACTGCTAGCGGCCGCAAAATAATCCTTCTGCGCAAGCGTTGGCGCTTCAATCACGCATTCCCCAGCCGGAACCCGGTTTGTAATATTCACGGACTTGGTACTACCAACCAATTCACGGAACACAACCTCATTCGCGATGTCAAAGCTAAATGATTCCAGCGATGCCGCATAACCCAGAACAGAAAGGCTCGTTGTGTTACCAGCCTTGAAAATGTCAGGGGTGTCCTGATTGCTGTAAGTAGTGGTCGGCGATGCTGTATCAGTCGGCGCAACATAGTTGCCCGTCATCGTAAAGCTAATAAACGGAATTTCACCAACGCTTGCGTTGAGGTTGAAAGTGCCACGGCAACCCGTCATTTTATGGCGGACGCCATCGGCAAAAACATAGATTGTGCTGCTGCTGAAAGCTGTTGATACAGGCGCATAGGTGACGCTTGTGGATGCCACAACAGTGGAAGCAAGCCCGCAAGACTTCAAGAGAGCGTCATATTTTGGAGCGGTGCCAGCCGTTCCAGAGCCAGCAAACTCAACCTCAAAAGTAAGCTCAACCCTGCTGTTTCCTAAGAGCTGATCGCTGTTACCTAAATAGTCACGGATCAGATCACGATTAACGGTGTCCGCCTGAATTGGCGTAAAATCAATGTTACGAACCAAAACCGCGTCAGTCCCGGCAGGCGTTGCATCAGTGTTGTAGGTAGATTCGGCAGCCACCACTATGAGCTGCTTCCGGGTGAGCTTTGCCATCAGAAGTCAAGTAAAAGCACTTGCTTTTATTTTAGCCTCTCTACCCAGCTGACAAGTCTGTGACAGTTGTCCGATATTTAATCAGATAATTCATTGAGATCACGCCAGCGGGCTGATCGGCCTCGATAATTTCAAATCCAACCGCTCTCGGTTCAATGTCCAATGCGTAGCCACCCAAGGTGTTGTCTGCTGTGATCTTGCTGTGTATGTCATCAACAATTGGATCCGCTGCCTGATCAGGGATGGAAGACCTAACAATCACAGAAATTTTGACCGATAAACGCCAGTCAAGACGATCAAGCCTCAAGCTAAATTCAGGATCGTCACTGATTGGTTCGATGACAATGGCAGGGCTTTCCGCTCTAGCGATTGCCTCAACGCGGCTTCTATAAATGCGCGAGCCAACCTGAACAGTTCCAGCAAGGCTTGCGGCAATGTCGGCCAGGATCGATTCGCGCTTGGTTGTCATGTCTTCTGAAGTGAAATTTCCACCAATAAACCATCATCTATTGGCCTAACCTCGCGGACTGTGTAAGCCACCGAATCAACCGTGATTGAATCGCCTCTCAGTAGCGACCCAAAATCTGCGGCTTTTGCTGTGGCTGTGTAATCAGTGCTGAGAACCATTCCATTTGCTAAAACCTCTCCAGGTTGATCAAGGATCACTTTCGCAGTGGTTGCCCCTGACGTTGCAGACACTGCGAAAGGATCATCAAGAAAAACGCCGAGATCAGTTGAAATAAAATCAGCTAACGCCATTTGTCTTTGGTTTGCGTTTTGCTTTTGGCTTCAATGCTTCGTCAGAAGCCCTGACGGCTTTGCCCATGCGAATCAAAAGTTCGCCGTCTGCATTTGTCACGTCATAGCTTTGACCAGCCTCAAGGGCTTGGCCGCTTGCCATGACTGCTTTGGTGCAAGTAACTTTCATAAAAAAAAAGGGCCGTTTCCGGCCCCTGTGATCATCAAGCGGTGGTGATGTCTTCGATCGAGGCGAAGGCAGAAGCCTGGCGCACAGCAACATCAAAGGTGAGAATGCCGCGAACTGATGTCAATGCTTTCGCAAAGTCATCAGAGTCAGTGCCGACAGTGATTTCAAGGCCGTTGCCGTAGAAACCAATCATCGCCTGGCTGAAGTCGCCAGCGACCAAAGCGGAACAAACGCTGGAGCTAGTGCCCTTCGTCAAGTTAGAAGGAACGGCGTTTGTCATTGCCAACGGATAACCGTTAAGGGTCAAAGGCGTGGGGCCGCGACCAATAGCGGAAAGGTCAGAGTTATAGAGGAAAGCACCATCGCCAGCAGCTGAACCACCTGCGCGGAGTTTCTTCAATCCGCCAATCACCTTGCCGTTGGTGACATAGGCCATGTTTGGACCAAAGGCGTTGTCTTCTGTAATGGCAGTCTCTAGGTCAACCACTTTTTCAAGGGTCAAAGAGCCGCCGTTAGTTCCCATCGCAACGGAACCAATACCGGAAGTGTTGCGAATACCTGTGGGCTGACCGGAAGAACCGGAGCCGTTCAGGATCGCAGCATCAACAGCAGTGTTGATTCCGTCAGTCAAGTCACGACGCACAAGCTCTTCAATGCCAGGAGTGGCCTGAAGCAAAGTCTGGCGGCTGTACTTAGACAGGGCTGCCAGGTTCTTGGGGCTCATCGTGATCTGATCGAAAGTCGATTCAGACTGGGTGATGGCGGTTGTCTCAGAAGACAAGTAGTAGGTGCTTGAAACACCAGAGCGACGAGGGATTGCAACATCACCAACCAAGCCTGTCAGGGTGCGAACGCCCAATCCAACTACAGGTGAAGCATTGCGTAGAGCTTCAATGAAGTCATCAGCCAGCAGATCGGTTGCAACAAGGTTGCCGCCGGTCGTTGCGCCAGAAGTAACGTAAGTTGCCCGTTGTGACAGGGCAGAGAAGGGAACAAAGAAGCTGCGCTCACCTGTGGCACTAAGACCAGAGGAGCGAATAACCTCTTGGCTCAGCTCACGGCAAAGACCAGCCCCATGAGAAGACCAATCACCAGTGATCAAGGCGCGAACGCCATCCATCAGCTGATAACGCTCTTGAGTCCGTTGGCCAAGGTCAACAGGAGCGACAGCCTCAACAGGCTTCGAGCCCATCTTTTCTAGAACAGCTGCACGAGCAACATCAATGCTGCTGCCGTTGTCAATTAGCTGCTCAGCCAAGCCGTTCATTTCATGCTTACCGCAAAGCTCTTGAATGTTCTTAATGCGGGTACGCTCAGAAGAGGCAGCCTTTTTAGAAGCCTCATCGCGCACCACGCTCATATCGGGTGCTGTAGACATTTGATTCCCTGAATCGGTTTGTGTAAGTGGTGCGACGCGAGCCGCAGAATCAACCTCGGGGGCTGTTTCTTTGTTCATTGTAGGGTCTGAAAGCAAAGATCTACCCACGCCAATATTGGGATCAGCGGGGACACTTACAACGCTGATTTCGTATGGTTCCCATGATGTTGCAATAAATTCACTACCGCGTTCGACCATCTCTTTGATTCGATAACCGAAAGAGATATTTCGCATTATTCCGTCCTTGACGTCCGCTAAAACCTCTTGCGCAAAAGAGTTGCGACTAAAACGAACGCGGCTGACTCCTTTCTTTTTGTCGTCGTCAAGATAGGCACGTTCAACGACACCAATCGGACGATCCATGTCGTGATTGAACAAAAGCGGCGCACCGTCGTTCAATCTGTTGAAATCTGCCGCACCTTCGTCATGGCTTAGGACCTCTGAACCAAAAGAACGCTCAACCGGATATTCAGAACTAAAACTGAACTCCATTACTCGATCATCTTGCTCTTTGAATTGAGTTTCCCCAGCTCGCTTAAGCAAAGAAGGCGAAGAACGCAAAGCTTCAATTTTTGTAAGCGTTGAGAATCGATGTCCGGCTTTAACCTCTGTTGCTTCGAAGCCTTCGTCTGTCTCTCTATAAACAGTGATCAAAGCCGCTGGATCATCTTCATCACCATTGATAGTGAAGTCAGAGCCAGGCACGTTAATTGGCCCGTCTCGCTCAATGCTGTCAATCTTGCCCCTAGCCGTACCGCCGGAGCTGTCCCATTGAACAAAATCACCAACGCTTAATTCATCAGGCTCTGCTCTCTTTGCAAGATCCTCAGTCATTGGTAATTCACGAATATCTTTGATTCTATCCGCCTTCGCTGTTGACCACACCTGACCAGCATCTCCGCCCCATGCAGCCCAGGCCACGCGACCGTTTGACGGGTAACCATCCTCTCCAGGCGAAAAACCTTTACCTTGCTTATCAACTTCATGGCGTGCGAACCAAGCAGACATAGCAATCACAACATCACCGGACAATTCATTGCCGCTCAGAATCTGAGTTGCACGCCGTGCCGCTACTTCTGTGCCGCCTGATTCGCCCTCGGCCTTCCAGGCGCGATACCGCTCAGCTTCCTCCTTCATGCCCTTTGTGGGCATTAAATTGACTTCGGTGCCGTTAATAGTTGCCACTTTCCTCTTCCCCTACGTTTTCAGCATCATCGTCTGACGGGGGTGGAGTGTCGCCAAAAGCATCAACCGTATTGACTGGTTTGTACTGGCTAGCCCCAGAACCGTTGACCGCTGAGGGATCAGTGTCAGTGATTATGTTCATCTCGTCGAGCTTGGCTAGTTCTGCCTGTCGAGCAACGAGCAGTTCATCTAAATCACCGCCATTCTCGGCAACACAATCGGCAAGAGTTTTAAACCCGCTACGGACTGCATCCTTTTGAGCTTTGATCTCTTTCTGTGGATCAACGTATGAATACCCACGGAACACCCAGCGAACGGCTTCATACCGCTCAGGCTCAGTTTCATAAGTAGGCAGGTTTAACGCCCCGCTAAGCACCGCCATCTCAAGCCAAGCCTCGTAAATGGGCTGATAGAACTGTTCACGCATCAATTGCTGGATTGATCGCCAGTTGTCGCGATCCTGAAGCAAGGCCAGCCGAGAAGAGCTGTAATTGCTTTGTGAATAATCGTTACTGATTGTTTCGTAACTACATCCGACCCCAGAAGCAAGGGCTCTCAGCTGCGCCCTGAGGAATGGTTCATACTCTCCAGAAGGCGAGTCCATGTCTGGAATACTGACGCTTTCGCCTGGCTGCAAATACTTAAACTGTCCAGGCTCAAAGCCTGAAACGCGTTCATTGTCATAAACCTCACCGCCCGCATCAAGCTCACCCTCTGGGGATGTAATAAAGCCCATTAATGCAGAGCTAGCGCGAGCACGCACGACGCTTGCTTGTTCCCACCCGTCCAGGTGGTGCATACGCTGCATTCCACTTGCTAGCCAAGGGACACCACGCGTTTGGCCTGGCCTGCCAGATGCACGATCAAATAAATGAACAACATCCTTGGCCGGGACAATAATGTGTTGACGTTCTTTTGCCTGCGTTGGAAACGCAGTGTCGCCAGGATGACGGCTTAAAAACGCATAATTAAGGGCTCGTCCAAACTTATCAATTTCAATGCCCATTCTCCAAACAGAGCCAGCCGTTCGAGCCGGACTTTGATAATCCTCATCTAGCTGGTCAGCTTCCAGCACCTCAAGCGCAAAGTTGACTTTGCTGCGCCCAAACTTTTTGCGAACAATGCGAATGAAGACTTCGCCGCTTTCGCACATTGACGAAACAGCAAGCTTTTCAATATCAGCAAAACAGAGCTGCCCTGCTGTGTTGCAGCTATCTTTACGCCCCCAGCCTGACCAAGCCTTTTCGATTTGTTCATTCAATCTGGTGTCAAGCTTGCCGCCCCGCTGCCTTCTGATTTGCGCCTGCAACCTGACGCCGGTCCCAACAACAGAATTACGGACAACGCGAACCGTTGACTTGGCGTAATCGTTATCTCGCACAAGTTGACGCGAGCGAGACCGCAAACGCTTAAGACTGCCTTTGATCTCTTGGTCAGCAGAAGTTACAGAAGTGACCCAATCGCTAGTCAGTCGGTTTGCCTGCGCACCGCCAAACATCCGCGCCCTTGGTCGAGGCATTGGCTCAGGATTTAAGCGCCAAAGCTCACGCCATGCAGATCGAACGCCCATGTCAGAACCTCACGTAAAGAGAATGTGGATCGCCCAAACCGTTTGCAATCATTGCAGCCTTGCGCTCTCGGACAACAATAGCTTTTAACTGGCTTTCTCTAACCACAAGGTCGGGAATATCGATCTTTGTGAAAGATCGGCCAGCAATTGTGTATGACTTAGCTTTCGCTGAAACAATCTCACGGATTGCAGTGGTCACCGCATCCAAGTCTTGTTCCGCTTGGGTTCGCCCGTCAAATGCTCCAGGCTGCCCCGTATAGGCAAGGCTTGCAAAAACCTCTAGCCTTCCGCTGCCAAGCGTAAACTTTTCTGAGCCCTTAGATGCCTCAGCGTAAAAATACCAATCCCCGGCATCAAAACCAGCACTATCAGTCGCACTAACAGAAAACTCCCAACCCGTGCCGTAAGACGTGCCAGTGACCGCATGGCCCTCGTGATTGGTGTTGGTTCGCAGGTAGTAAACAAGAGAATAATTGCCAACGCCGCTTGTGATGCTTTCGTCTAACGGTCCTGTTGCCGCGTCATCCCTCCACTTGACCGTCGTCCCTGCGTAAATCTGTTTTGGGATGTTCACGTCACCAAGTGTTTACGAACGACTTGACCGGCTTAACCGGCTTATTGCTTAATTTTAGCGGCTTAGTGTCCCCTTCTTCCAATTTTTCGCGCAAGTTTTCCCACATTGTGAGCTTAGGCAGCCGCCTGGAATACAACAGCATCGCTCCATAAGCGTAAACAAAACAGTCAAGCGCCTCGTTTCTTGCTGAAGCCTTCTTCACGTATTCCCTGATAGGAAAGCCTCTGTGAAAGCGTAAACGCATTTTTTCGCTTGTTAGCTGCTGAAAATACTCATGATCGGCAGCCAAGCCAAAGTTAATGCTTCCCAATCCTTCTTTATGTCTCATACGGCCAAACAACGTGGTTTTGATTGTGTCAGTGCCAAGCATGTACAGAATCACGCCTTTCTTGACGATGCGACCGCGCCAGTTGACGTCGACCTTACTTCCCTTGCCTAGAGCCGCGCTGTTGCGCTTGCTGCTGCCCTTGATTGGAATAACACCTTGGCGGATCCTGTCGCGGCAATAGTTATAGGTCTCATGCGTTGCATGGCCGCCGGAGTCAATTGCCATCTGAGCAATTTTTAGGTGCTTGCCAGAATCTGTTCCCCATTCAGTTTTAAGGACTTGATCCAACTGGCCCCAAACCTCAACAGATGTAGGGTCTCCCATCAACTTGGAATGCCAGATCAACCAAGCCGTTTCGCCTGCGCCCCATCCCCATACAGAAACCTCAAGTCGATCATCCTGAACGTCACATCCAGCCGTTAGCAACACAACGCCTTCAGGGCAGGTCCCCGGCTTGTATTCCAAACGCTTCGCCATCAGGCCGTCAGCATTTACCTGAGCGGCGTAATCCTCGGAGAACGTTTCTGCCAACCTTGTATTGACAAAGGTCCGCAATGCTGCTGGATCAGTCTTAGCCCTTAAGAAGTCTTCAGCAAGCTGACTCCAGCTCGCCCAACCCAAAGGGCTATACAAGCCATTCAATTGAAAGCCTGCTGTCTTCCCATCAAACGGTGCATGGTTCCGCCATTCGCCTTGGGGCAAAAATCGCGTCTTGTGGTGCTCCGCAAAACGCTCCTTACAGTGCTCACACTCATATTTCGCCGTCTCAGGCTTGCCCTTGTCCCACTTCAGTCGCGGCCACTGCAAATGTTGAAACTCTCCACAAGCTGGACAAGGCACGTAGTAATAACGCCGATCAGAATTAAGAAACTCAGTTTCAATACGACTAAAATCTTTAACGGTCGGCGTTGACGTTAATAAAATCTTGCGTCGAGCAAATGTCGTCGTTCTTCTCTCAGCAAGGCTCACAGGATCGCCCTCCCCCTGAATCTCCTGCATCGCGTCTATCTCGTCCATAAATAAGAATCGACAAGGCGCAGACCTAAGACCCGTTGCAGAATTTGCGCCCGTCAACAGCATGATCCCGCCAGGAAACTCCTTAGCAAACATCGTGTTCCCGCTATCCCTTGATCTGGCCGGTGCAATCTTTTGAGACAGTCTTGGTGTGTCCTGAATCATGCTTTCCAGCCTTTGCTTTGACAGACGCTTGGCCATCTCAATCGTTGGCTGAACGCAAAGCATCGGCCCCGGAGCGTGGTCGATTACATAGCCCAGAAAGTTGCTGCCTGCTTCAGTCTTCCCAGACTGTGCGCTGAACATCATCACCACGCGCTGCACAGGATTATCACTAGACAGGCAGTCCATTGGCTCGCGCAAGTACGGCGTGCGATTTGTACGCCATAGCCCAGGCTCTGCACTTGCCTTGCTGCTCAGCCTTCGATACTTATCAGACCATTCAGAAACAGTCAACGGCTCCTCAGGTCTCAACCCTTCCAGAAAGCCTTCGCGGTACGGACTAAGCATCACAAAGCTCAATCAAACATTGCCTGTGCTCCTGCACCAACATCTGATGAATGCGTGATGGATCACTCTCACCAGCCAGCTCATTGCTCAAACGATCGGCAAGGTTGGCCAATGACTCGCGCACGCTACGGCCTAAAGCAAAGCTTTCTTTCTTCACAACATCAGCCGGGACCAAATCCTTCAGCTGCTGATCCATTTTGATCCTGGCTAGCTCGGCATCGTAATGCTCTCGCCTTGCACGA